CTTGGTCAAAATCAAATCTGACTTTTTTATCGCCTATTTGACGCGCAATGTAACGATCGGAGTTTGGATTCAGAGAGCACTCTGGGTACCTCTCTAGAATCTCCGGTGCGGTATCGGTGTCGTTGAAGTCACGCACCTGTACCTCAAAAGTACCGTACCTATCACGATCGTCCGTGCTAGCACGCAGGTTCGCGATCGATATCTTGAATTTACTGTTAGCGACCTCGCCGTCTGAGATGGTCTCGAGATGGAACAGATCGTACTCTTTCTCACCGAATGGTTGAGAGATGAACTTAGTCGTTTTAGGAGTGGTATAACGAGTGTCGTACCGGCCGTAAGCGTCTATGAAGGTCTCAGTCGTGTCTCCTGAAGCTGCAGAGGTATTCATGGTACCGGACAGCATTGCGATGATCTGATCGTCCGTGGAGGCTAATTCGTTTTCCACGGAAAGGTCTAGGTACAGAAGGTGTCCCTCCGACTGGAATTTCAATGGATTGGTATTCAACACCTTACCGACGTAATTGGAGTCACTTGGATCCAAAGAAGCGGTGAATATTCTAATGCCTGCAGAGTTGTCGTCATTACCGAAATTTACACCGCCGGTAGAGGAACTAACAGCTAGCTTGAAGTACCTAGGGTTAGATAAAGGCGTCCCAGAGACAGAAGTAGCGACAACGCTATCTTGTGATACGCCGGTGGCGCTGTATATCGATGATGCAGAAAGTATCTCTACCTTCGTGCCAGTGGAATTCAGTATGACTCCGCGAACCAACCGTACGGTGTCTGTTGCACCATCGCGGCCGCCGAGGTCAAAAGATTGATTGTCGGTGAAGATTGGATATCCAACTGCTTCATCGATGGGGACCGTGTGTGCGGCTACCAGGAACTGTACTGTTCCTTGGTCCCGATTATCGCCGCCTCCTATTCGAGATCCTGTAATTCTAAAACCAGCATTTTTAACAACGCCTTGAAGTTCGGTGTTCGAAAAATCAGACGCTGATTCATTGGCGCCGGCGCCTAAAACGCGCAGGTAAGTCAACGATGTTTTTTGCAGTAAAAATTCGCGGACTGCGTAGGGCCCAAAGCGGTCGGGGTCTAGAGTTCCAAACCTCGCATCAAAATCAGCAAATGATCCTATCGTAACTGGTACGAATGCCGGACCTTCTAAAGCGGTACCGATGACTCCGGCCGGAGTCCCGCTTGGAGCGGATACTCGTGCCGAAAGATCGATTTCTTGTTCAAAAAAACCCGGTGAACGAAAAGTTTGCTCAGCCATCATATCTCCTGGGGTAGTTCATCATGTATAAATATGACGTGAAAACAAAGAAAGCATAAGTATTCACCGCATATGTGCAGCGTCTTACTACATGGTCTCAAAAATAATCCTCAAAACAGTTTCACCGCTGCGTCTATTGCGCGATTTCACTAATACTTCTGTGGGGTTAACCTGCCCAGTGAAAGGATTTTTAGACATTTTTACCGTCTTCACATCACTGGTAGTTTGGGCGCCGGCTATATTTGCAACCGGCAACGTATCTAAAGCCCTGTTCGCCCCGGGGATACCAAGTACTTGGCCCGGAGGTAGATCGTCGACAGTTCTAATATTGTCTAAGATGTAAGCGTCTGTATCTCCGGCCGGAATCCCGGCGGCAGGCCTGTTGACAAAATTCTCGCCGTCTAAGATATCCACCGTAAAACTTATGTCCGGGGCCGAAAGATATCGGCGCAGAGAGCTCTGAGCTCCGTCAAATGAAAAGCCGACTATATAAGCAGGTACCGTTATGTTGAAAGAATAACGAACTATACGCTCACTATCGGTAAAGTCATCAAAATTATTTCCAGGGGTAAGTGCGTCTTCGAAATATCCGACGAACCAATACCCTTTTGGACTCTCCAGCCTAAAAGTCCGCTGTGAATACGATTGGTATAGGCTCATAATCGACATGAGCATATTGTTCATCTGCTGCGTATACTGGCTCCAGAACGTCACCTCATAGGTCGCCGTATAGTACTTTGGCGGCGGCATGGTTATGATCTCGAAAATATTCTTTCCAAGTTCAGGCACCAAGAGTTTTCCTTCGAGAGTATTGACGCTTCTCTTTGGAGACGGCCGACGCGTAGCTAACCTTCCCGGGAGAGACCCGGACATGGGATGTGCCTTGGCGGCGGGAGATGACATATTGTCTGAGTTCACTAGGCCGAGTTTATTTATCAAATTTTGATACAGAGGGTCTTTTTCGCTCAACCTCTTTTTCACGACCAAGTCAGCGTTTTGATTAGTACCGGCTCCCATGGTTGGTGCCTGCGTCACACCGGTACGCATGATCGAGATGAGGGGTAAAATCAACGCACCTGACTTATCGCGTAAGGGCTCCTTCCTACGCAGTACTGCGAAACGCTCGCCCGTTGCAAATATAACCGGAGCCTTCCTAATACCCTCTTTAAGCTTATATGTGAACGGGAGCTGCTTATCGAACAGTTCAAAAACGGACCGGTCCACGTCCTCTATGGTACATGTAGGCACGTCATAGTCTTCGGGTATGGAATTTCCCTGCTGTGTTATAGCAGCGGATTTTTCCTTTATATCAGTCCTTGTCGACAAAATAAAACCTCTTATGAATCGCCGTAGAAGGCTGAATCGATCATACCGATCTCGTCCTCAGAGCCGTTTCCGCCGGCGGGAGCTATCTCAGCTGGGCCGCTGATTGGTGCGTCCAAAACTCCCTTCTCTTGAAGTGATCTGACGTCGCCGGTGGGTCCTAACTTATTCTCCTCAAAACCTCTTTGCTGCACAAACACCTCTTGGATGGCTCCAGGATCGGTGTATACGGCATCGGTAGGTCCGATGGGTAATTTATCTATGAGACCTATACGAGCTTGTTTGGCTTCCAGAAGCAAACCGACGTTGTGTTCTACCTGTCCGTAAACTTGACTTTCTACAGTGGCGTTCATTATCTCAAAAAATGTATCACCGTAGCTAAAGTAGTCGCCACTATCCGGATCCAGGTTGTTGTCGATCAGGTCTCTCTCGTGTAAGAACACCGTAATGTTTGACACTTGTTCACTCCCGTAACGACCGGTCGATATGGTACTGGACTGCCAATCAACGCGCGCGTCTATCTCAACCGGAGGGTCAAAAACCTTGTGCATGGCTTCTTCGTAGACTTCGTGTACGTTAGACAAGTCCTCTCTTACACGATAGTAATATATCTTTTGGCCGACGACGTCCTTAATGACTTCCTTAGTGATGTCCGAGATCAGGTCGACCTCGCGCGGAGTCATGAATAACCTCGCCATTTTTTATCCTACCACGATAGCGCGCCCATTAGGAATGGGAATATTTTTAAGAATCCGTGTAAGGTTTTCACTTGCCGCAGCTTCGTCCTCAAGCATAGCAGAGTACGTAAGCGACTCTAACATATTTGTCAAACTGTCCCTTAAGGAAGCCTGATCCTCCCTGCCTAGACCTACCAACTCCGTACCATTGAGCTGCAGATCACCTCCCGGTATAGGGACAGACGCAAACTTAGATCTGATAAGACCTAATAATTCCTGACTAAGAGCTAGGCAGTACTGTCTGGTCCACTGGCGCCCAATGGAATTAATTCTATCAAACATCAAATTTCCGTACGGAACGTTCGAGAGGTTGCTGACTCCATAGATAGACTCATCGTTGTAGCTGGGATTCATAGGATCTGGGCTAAATCCTACGCGAACCCAAATCTTTTTTGGTTTAACTGGAGTGCCGGTGGGCGTAGGGAAAATCCTAATCTTAGTCCCAGATATGCGATAAGAGTAATTGCTTCTTCTCACACGGGTAGATAAATCTAGCATGCCACCACGCAATATATCCTCAAAGACTGGGAGGATATAAAATACCGTCTCTGGTGTGTAGGATTCGAAAGCAAATTCGTTGGCGAGGTAATTTACTGCACTAGTGGTGTCGAAAAACCTATACGCGTTGGACGGACTCGAATGAAAAACCTCAATGATCTTCATCTTGCTCTGGGGGGAGTTCGCTGCATTCGCAAAAAGTGCCGTCCCGGAATCGTCCTTGAGATCAGTATATAAGTCGTAATCCTGTACCCCGTCCAGAGCGGCAATAGAGCCGGAGAATGTGTTATATGATCCTCCGGTACCAGCATCCATGGCATAGGGTTCTGCACGACGTAACATGAATTCGAAGTTCTCTCTAGGAAACCTCTGTTCACTACCACTCAGTGACCCTGTAGCGGTTCCCAATAGATTGGCCAATTGGGATTTTGCCTGGTGTTCATTTACGATAGCACCGTACGTACAAAACGCTTCTTCGAAGCAGGCCCATATTTGTTTGTTCGTCAACTCAACCGAGAGCACGTCGTCTCCAAGCTTACGCTTAACGAAAGTCAACATGGCATCGGCCTCCGTTTGGAAGTCGGCCTCGGCGTCGAAAAATCCAAATGGAGTGGGGCTGGTTGTGTTAGCAAAGCTGGGCACTGTTATTTCCTATCGTTACAGAGGGTATCTTTATATCAACCTCGTCGGCGGCACCGTGCTCTTGATGCCTGTACTACCTTGGGAGCAGCGGGGGCCACAACGGGTACCGGCGCGGCCGGTGCCGCGGCTTTAGACTTTTTAGACGTCTTGCTTTGTGCCGCCTTCTTATCATCACTTTTCTTGCTAACTGGCATTGTATCTCCTTTATATTGCCTTTATTATCCACATAGCCACCGCCATTCCAAATTGAACAACAGCGAATACTGTTATCGCTTTCGTGCGAAATGTCTTAAGATCCTCCACACTTTCCACGAGTTCTTTAAGTTGCGTTGGGGATGCCACGTCGTCCACTCTTTCCTTCCATGAGCGGAGCTCATCCACCTTATCCTCTCTAGCATGCATTTTTGTCAGCTCTTGCCGTACTTCTTGCAACTCTACCTTTAAAATATCAATCCCGTCAGACAAAGTCTCTAACTCTTTGAGCACCAGTTTAGAATATTCGTTCCAGCCATTCTGTGATTTATCTGGCATTCGTTTACTCCTCTGTGTTTAGGATCATTTGCCTCAGGCGGCTAGCCTTGAGAGCAGTAGACGACTCTTGGTGAACTTTCTTGTAATCTCCCCTACGTCCCTCTGTCAACTCGCGAATGGTCTCTAAACAAGAAACCATAGTCATGTTTTGAGAAACATCCCACGACACCCCAGTGACACCACAGATGGCACCATAGTCGTCATGGCGCGGAACCAACTTTACAAAAAACGATCGATCGCCGCTTTGAACCATGTAATCTACTTTCTCTCCTTTGAGCGCGGAATGATGGTGAGGAATAGAGACGTTTTTTATCTTAGAACATAGAAACAAGTCTTCAATGGTCTTTGCCTCTGCACACACAAAGCCGTTTCCGCGCTGAGAAAGAATAACGCCGTTTTGACCTATAGACCACGTCGTAACAGGCAGCGGAAAATTATCGAAGAAATCTTCA